ACAAATTGGTCCTGATTGGTTTTTAACGGCAAATGGAAATGGTACTGTAACTGTTCAACAAGTTCCAAAGACCGGCAACAATAATATTGATGATAGTCCTCCTTATGTTCTTCAAATAACAACTACGCCTTTGATTACAACTTGTAATTTAATTCAACGTTTTCCTAATAATTCAGGTTTATGGGCAAGTACTGGAGATTTTAAATTATATTTATCTGGTGGTTTCATAGCAAGTGCAACAGCTTCACCAACTTTATCAATGTATTATTCTGAATCAAGTGGTGTAAATTCAACGACGCCAGTGCTTATTGCGACAGGTAATCCAAGTGTATCAACATATTCATATATAAGTGGAAGTAGTGTACAAATACCTGAATCAACAAATACCGATAGCGGTGTAAATGGATATGTACAAATCTATATTACTATTGTTGGATCGACGACGGTAAATATAAGTTCAGTTCAACTTTATCCTACAGTCGGTGCGCCTCCATCAGTAGTACCAATAGATGTAAATTCATCAAACAGAAATGAAGCATATCAAGGCGATTATTATATTCCTCGTAATAATGCAAAACCTACAAACAGCTTTTTAGTAGGATGGGATTTTCCCGTAAATCCATTTCAGTTTGGTAGTAGTGGTTCATTTGGAAACACCGTATCAAATGCCTCTTACATAGCAGATCAAACAATTGCTGTTAGTGCAACATCAAGCGTAACATGGGGTAGAGATACATTAACAAATGGTTTAGTATTTAATTGTACTGGGACCAACGATGCTTTTTATCTTCTTCAATATTTAAATCTTGACCAAGTAAGAGATATGATTGGTGGCAACTTAGCAGTGAATGTTTTTGGTTATCAAAATGATTCAATTGCAAACAATCCAATTACTATGACTATTAATTTATATAGTACTGGTGCGACTGCTATTCCTCTTTTAAGTTCTGGTACAACAATTGGTACAATTTCACCAACTGGAATTTTTACTCTCACAGCAGCAGGATGGAGAGCAATAACAAGAAATGGACCTGCACCACAAATAACATTAAATGAATTTAGTAGCAATCTTACTTATGAAGCATATGATTATGGATTTTCACAATGGAACGTAACAAGTGCAGTGCAAACCGCGAACATGGGAAATTTTGCAATTGTAGTTACATTTGCTTATGTAAATCCTAATACTAATTTTACGATAAATTCTATTTCTTTAGTGCCAGGTGATTTACCTTGCAGACCTGCAATTAAAAGTGCGGATGAAGTTTTAAGGCAATGTCAATATTATTATGAAAAAAGTTATTCACCTAATGTTTTGCCAGGTACACTTACATCACAGGGTAGCTTATTTTATCAACAAATTGCATATGCTGCTGGTGGAGGTACACTACAATTATATGCAGCAGCATTTGATTTAAAATATTTAACTGTAAAAAGAATTTCTTCACTTATTTTTACATTTTATGATCCTTCAGTAACTAATGGAACAGGAAGAATTCTTTTCTTTTTATATTCCTCAACTGCGTCATCATCTGGAAGTGGGGCTTATACAAATGCTTTTTCACTTTATGCGCAAAATGTTTATGGAATTCAATTTATGTCTAATACAACTTTACAGCTTAGTGCTTCAGGCGGAAGCAATATAGCTCTTCAAGGTGTATTAAATTTTCAATATACAGCCGATGCACGTCTTGGCGTAGTATGATAAATTTAAAAAACATGGAGGTTTTTTATGTCTTTTCTAACAATTTATACATCACAACAACCAGTTGATGATTTTAGTCTTGGATTTGCGGCTGTAGAATACAGCGCAACTCTTGCTGCCACAACTGATACGACTTTGACAATACCTGGGAGTGCCCCACGTTTTAAAGCCTTAATTAAAGTGACAGGTGATGTTTGGGTTGCAGTCAATAATACAGCAGCCGTACCTGCTGGTGCTACTTTTGCAACTGCTAATTCAGAATTAGCAGTACCTTATTACCCGCTTTGTCGTGAAGTAGTTCCAAATCAAATTTTACATTTTTACGCTCCAGCAACTGCATCAGTATCAGTGGTATTGTTTGCTGTCGGCTCTAACGGATAAGGATGTCCAAAATGCCAATTCTATCTTTTCAAGTTGATAATGTAGGCCAAGCTGGAAATGTTCCACAATGGAATTATTTTTATACAGATGATGAATTAAGTGTTGTAGTAACTACAGGATATTTAAATGGTTTAGCTGAACAAAAAGTGCCACTAAACCAAGCTAATATGGCCATGGTAGTAACCACACAGGGTACGTATCTATTTAATATTGTGTATTCAAGTGGAAACTGGTCTTTTACGCAATATAGCTAATTTATTTAGCACACATAATTAATTCAAGTCGAAGAAGATCATTAGCTGAAAGCTCAAGTTTTGGATCTTTTAAAACATTTTCATCAAGCAAAGGTAATTCCACATCTTCAGCTAATAATTTTGCAAGTTCTTCTTTTCCTTCATCACCAAGAGCTGTGTATTTATTATATAGTGTTAAAAATTCTTGATGATTCGCTGAAAAATTTTTATCCCATGCCACAAGAGCTTTTGCATTTTCAAGCTTTAAAACACTGTTTTTAAGACGATCTAAAGATTCTCTAAATAAAACAGATGATACAATTACACGTTTTATTTTTACTTTATTTTTACTCATAAATTTCCTTTCAATATTATTTTCTAAAAACAATTTATATTCATTTTAACAATTAGCAAATTATGCCTAAAAAATTTTAAATTTAAATGAAAATAGTGTAATATATAAAAAGCAAATCAAGAAAAATAAAATACGAGGATATCAGAAATGCCTATTTTGAACATACAAGTGGATAGTATTGGTCAATCAGGTGTATTGCCAAAAATAATCTATATTTTAACAAGCGATAATGCAGTTACAATAGAAAATCCAGGTTATTTAAATGCAGTCGTTGAAGGTGGCATATCTCTAAGCCAACTCGATATCGCCTTAGTTTCAACAGTTTCACCCTCAGCAGTTGGTTTTTATGGCATTGTACATTCAAATGGAAATTGGTCACTTTCAGCAGGAAGCGCAAGCGCAGGAACTTGGTTGCTTGGTGGAAATAATTCAGTTTCAAATCCACAAGTATTAGGCACATTAACAGCATCTGGTCTATCAATTGTCGCAAATGATATCGAATATTTATATTTAGATCCTAGTTCACAAACTTTGGATGTGAATGCTTCTAATTTCAAAATCAATAGCTCAGTTGTATCAATTCCTAATATTTCATCTGCCACAGGTGCAGACATTCTTTATTACAATGCAACATCAAAGTCCGTTACTTATGGTGCCACACCTTCACTTGTTGGTGCGTGGGTGGTTTCAGGTAATACAGGTGTAGGAAATGTACTAGGCTCAAATGACACAAACAGTTGGTCAATGATCGCAAATGGCACACCTTTTGTAACAATAACAAGTAATGGTATTTCTACCTATAGCGGTGGCGTTCAATTTAATGGTAGCTTTAATGTAAATTCACCAGATCCTATTGTAATCGAAACTTCTGCTGGTTTATTTATTAATCCTGTAACTGCTACTACCTTTGAAACGACAAATGGCAGCATTACCATAAATGCTCAAGGTTCAGGAGCTAATTTGTATTTATATGCAGGCGATAATAACGTTTATATTAACGCCAATTATACACTTGAATCAGATACCGAGAATATTATACAGCGCGCAGTCCAAGCAATTTATATGCAAGCTGGAGGCGGCCCAATTACAGTCCTTTCCCAAGGATCAAATGTCGTATTAAGTGCAGTTGCAGGCCAGGTAACCTCATCTTGTGCAGGTTTTGAAGTTGCATCCACCGCAGACATTACAATGAATGGTGTCAGTATTGCTTTAACGACAAGCTCTACATTTGTAATCACAGGTATTACAAGTCAAACAGGAACTGTTGCAGCACCAACACATACACCCCCCCTTGGATATTCATATTTAGCAATTAACAGTGCTGGTAATGTTATTCAATTTGCCGCTTAACCTTTTTTGAGAAGTAGTTAAAATGGCTATTCTAGAAGTAAAAACAGAAAGTTTAGGTCAGCCAGGGGTCATTCCAAAACTGATTTACATTGCCACAAGCGATACAACCGCAGGCGTACAAGTTCCAAACTATTTAGATGTAATTGTAAAAGGCGGTATTTCACTTGATGAAAGTGATATGGCAATTGTATCTGTTACAGATGGTAAATACGTTGATTTTTTTAACGTTGTTTATACACCTAACAATCATTGGTCTTTGAGTTTATATGGTGGTGCAGAAGGCACAAATTGGCTTACTGATGGTCAAAATTCAGGAGCAGGCTTACTCTTAGGAACAAATTCAGCTAACGGATTTTCAATAGTTTCAAATAATATATTAGTAGCTACCTTTGATGCGGCTGGTAACGTTACTCTTGGACAAAATGCAACAACAATAAATATTGGTAATGGTTCAACAGCTAATACTATAATAATAGGGAATCTTTCAACAGGTTCAACTACCGCGCTAGAAGGCGGCTCAATTTCTTTAGATGGTACAATTGATATCATTCAAGATGCACCTGCAATAGAGATTGCACCAAATGTTTGTACATCCCTTGAAATTTCTAACTCATCTTGTACAACTACCTTTGACGGCACAAATTTTTACATGCCAAATCTACCCTTTATACAAACCACAACAATGGTTTATTATAATCCTGAAACAGGACGATTTACGTATTCTGGTCAAGGCGAGGGTGGTGGTGTAGTCTGGAATAATGTTACAACAAGTCCTGTAGGTGTTTTACCAGGAAACGGTTATATTGTAAGCACTTCTGCGAATGTCCAATTTATCCTGCCAAGTGTTTGTCCATTTGGTACAGTTTTTGAAATTGTTGGTAGATTTGGTTCAGGATGGACATTAACACAAGCAGATGGTCAAGAAGTTCATTTAGGAACTGCGGGAACAACTGTAGGTGTAACTGGAAGTATTGCAAGTACAGAAACTTATGATTGTATTCGTGTCGTGTGTACTGTTGCAAATACAGAATTTGAAGTAGTATCAAGTATGGGTAACTTTTTAATAACTTAAGGAAGAAAAATTATGGCTGTTTTAAATAATGCAATCAATGCTAATGCTGTCACGCCTTTACCACCCGTAGATGGTGGCTTAGGGGTAAGTAATCCTACTGCCCATGGCGTTCTTGTCGCCGAAGGTGCAGCCGCAGCTAATTCAATCGTACTTGGTGCTGGTCAATTGTTAATAGGTACAACAGCCGGTGATCCTGCTGCTGCTGCTTTAACCGCTGGTACTAACATCACTATCAGTTCTGTTTCTGGTGCAGTTACTATTAATTCTTCCGCAAATGGTAGTTGGGTGGATGAAACTGGTGCAGCTGTAACGATGGTAACCAATACAGGTTATACATCGGATGATGGCGCAACTCTTGTAACATTCACTTTACCAACCAGTGCTGCGATTGGGGATTTTGTAGAAGTACAAGGAAAAGGTGCAGGACTTTGGAAAATAGCCCAAGCTGCTTCACAGCAAATTTTCTTTGGCAATACGTCCACAACTGTTGGAACAGGTGGATCACTTGCTTCAACTTTACAATATGATGCCGTTAAGTTAAGAGCATTAACAACAGGTGCAACATCCACTTGGAGCGTTGTATCAAGCGTTGGAAACTTAACAGTAACTTAAGGTAACCCATGGCTCTTACAAATAATAGCATTAATGCGAATAGTACTACCCCTTTGCCTAAAATCGATGGAGGTACTGCACATACAACAGGTTGTTTTAATAGTATAAATCAACAATTTTTTTATTCTGGGTCTGGCACTTATACACCAAGTTCAACCTCAGTATTGTATGTTTTTGTAGAAGTAATTGGCGGGGGTGGTGGTGGTGGTGGTGCGGCTGGGGGTGCTGCTGGTTGTGCAGCTGGCGGGGGTGGTGGTGCTGGTGGTTATTGTTATCAATATTATCCCTATGCAACTGTCAGTGCAGGAATAACAGTAACTATTGGTGTAGGCGGAACTGCTGGCGCAAATACGGGCGGTACAGGTGGTACAGGTGGCACAAGTTCATTTGGAGTACTTCTTTCATCTTCTGGTGGTGCAGGAGGAGTAGGAAGTGCAAATAGCGGAACTGCTACTGGTGTTTTGGGTGGTGCAGGTGGTACTTCTGGAACTGGTGTTGGTTTTCAACAAGATAATGGAGCTGTAGGTTTTTCATTTAACACCGCAGCTTTAGCAATTGGTGGAAATGGTGGAAACGGATTTTATGAAGTTGGAGCTGCGCCGGCTACTGGAAATTCAGTAGGAAATTCTGCTGTTGGAAATAGTGGTGGTGGTGGAGGCGGTGCTTCTGTTGTACAAAATGCAACTGGAAGAGCTGGTGGAGCAGGGGGTAGTGGAATCGTGATTATAACAGAATATATAAGTTAAAGGACAAAAAAATGTACTCAGGATCAGATTTAACCACATTAATTACAGCTTTAAATACACTCACTGCAAATGGATTTTTAGAATATGATTTTAATGTTGGTGAAAAAATACCGTATTTAAATATTACTTTGTCTTCTGCTCAAGTTTCTTTAATCAGTCCAATCTTAACTCAACAACAAGGTTATCAATTAATTAATCTTTATTATACTACCGATTTTAGTCCTCCCGTTAACACGTTTATATACAACATGAATGTAGGAATAAAGACAACTGTAGATAACAATGCTTCTGTTATAGCTTCAATTAATAACACTGTTGCTTATTGGCCGACTTTTGAACTCACATACAATAGTTATGGGTAATTAAGGGGGTTATCTACATATACCCCATCCAAAAATCGTTCAATGTAGGTCGAATTTGAATTTATTTCGAGATATTCTTATTATTCTTAAATAAGTAAGATTCTTTTATGCTTTCTTCTGTAAAATCTTGTCCCTCATCTAAAAAATGATCTATTAATACTTCTATTTCGTACATTAAACAATGACCTAAACGAGTTTGTAGTTTTTCTAAGGACTTTTGATCGTGTAATGATTTCTTTAAAAAATTCTCATTTTTTTTTAATTTTTCTAAAAGATCATACACTTTTTCTGAATTAAAAATTGTTTCAAAGCATTCTTTTAAATCTTCATTGATCATAGATATTTTTCCTTCAATTTATCTAAGTTTTTAAGAAGCGCAGGTTTTTTATTTTCATCAGCACGTTCAATTTTTGCAATAAGTTTATCTAACTTTTGCAGAGTAGCCCATTCATCTAAAACAATTTTATCGTGTTTACCAAATAAATATAAATTCACTCGATTTAAAGTTTCAAAATATTTTTTATTAAAATTATCTTCTTTGGTTTTAAAATGATGGCAAGATTTACAAAGGATTTGCAATTCATCGGAATGAAGGCGTTTAAATGACTCTAAAAATTCTTCTTGATTTTGAGGAACTGTATTTGAAACAGGATTTTTATGATCGCATTGAACTTCACTCAAAGAAAATGCTCTTTCGCATTTTTCACATTCCCACTTAGGAAAAGTTTTCTCATCCGTCAAAAGTTTAGCACTTTCAAAACACATTTTACGATCTGGGTTGCTTCGGCTCCATTCGAGACGGACGGTTCTTAAAAGTCGACTCCAATAACTTTTTTTCTTTTTCATCCTTCAATCCTTTAATTGGAAGTGATTTAAATATTATAGGTAACCAATAATTTTTTTTTAACCGATGTATATTTTTAGTCGATCTGAGCACAGGAAGATTTAAAATTTTACCTTCTTTTTTATAAAAATAAGGAACTACGGCTTTCCATTCAATTTTACTTTCAAAAATTAAATCTTGAATAGCTGACATTGCTTCAAATGAAATGTTGTTCCAAAACACAATAAAATTCTGTGAACTTAATCTATGTTTTCCTTTAAACCCTTGTATAGTTTCAAGATCTACAAAAGAAGTCATAGAATTTTCTTTTATCATTTTATAAATTTGGTCTTTTATCGTCATTTTCTAATTTTTCTTTTAAAGTTCTTAAAAGATTCTTGGGATAAAAAAAATCAGAAAAATAAAAATTTAATAAAGGAATATCTGCTTTTTTAATAATAATATTTGCTTTGTCATAAAATTCTAAAGTAAAACCGTTTTCACAACAAAAATTCAAAAATTTTGTCATGTCCAGACTCATCGATGGGTCTGTATCTTCTTCATCCGTGCACTTAAACATTTTTCTTTTCCTCTTTTATGTCCTTTTCATAATCAAAAATTGCATTTGCTGAACTCATCAAAGCACGAAATCGGGATAACATCTCTTTTTCGTGTTTAGTAAATTCAGAAGCCAAATCAAAGCAAACTTGATTAAACAATTTTCTTTTTTTTATACATGTATATAACAAATATGAAATCATATTTAATCTTAATATATACCTATCCCAATTATCTTCTGGAAGAAACTTATCAAATTCATGTTCAAAAATATCTACAAATTCTTTAAGTATTTTTACCTGTGGTTTTTCCATTTAAAAACTCCATGTTTTCAGTCATTGATCTATGCCACCAACATTTAAAATCTTTAGAACACAAGTTGCATTCTTTTTTTTCTGCAATCTTTCTATTTCTTTCATTTGCCAATTTTTTAATATTATTTAAAATTTCAAAAACTGATCTTTGATCGTTATTTTCATTTAACATACGCAAAAATCCCCTGTGCATTTGCACGATAAATCTTCGCTATTTAACCATTCTTCCAAAGCAAGAAATTCTTCTTCTGTCAGTTCGTCAAAATCAGGATCGTTACTGTGATAAGGATGGCTCATATTAATCTCCCACGACAAATTTTGCTATTTTTGCAACCATTAATAATTTTTGCTGATTAATATCAATTTCATTTAAGTTTTTTTGAGTTGGGTCTTTTTTGCAGTTTTCTATTGATGCATCGCATTCATTTGATAATTCTTCCAGTTTTTCAATTAAATATTCTCTTATCTCTTGCAAAGTTCTCATACAAATTCCTTTCAGGGTAAAGACGAAGCATTGTTGCTTATAATTTTTTATAGTTCAATATTTAACAGTAGTCAAACAAATACTTCATCAGAAGCCATTAAAATTTCTTGTTTTGGTTTTAATTTATTATTAAATTCAAAACGAATTGCGGTTTCTAATTCAGAATCAGGTATATTTTCCTCACGTAGTTTTACAAAAATTTCCCGTTTAATCTCTCTAGGAATATCCCCAAGCTCATTAGAAATGTTTCCTATCAAATTTGTAAGTTGTTCTATATTGGTTGGACTTACTGCATTCAAATGTAACCAAGAATTAATTTGTTTACCTGTGTCTTCCGTAATCTTAAAAATCTTATCTAAAAACAATCCTGTTCTATCTTTTGAAGCTGACGATTCATGATTCATTCCAACATCAAAAACGACTGTAAATTCGTATTCTAAATCACCCCTCTGTACTGGAGCTAATCCTACTTTTTTAGGAACCATTTTACCTTTATCGTTTGTTTCCAATACATAATCTTGTTTAGAACGCATTGTACAAATGATATGTAAGTTTGAATGTAGGAATGCTGATTTAAAAGCTTCCTGTTTCTTTGTAATACTTGCCCAATTGGTAAAAGAATTATTATAACCTCCAGATCGTGAATCTAATTTTTCTTTTTGCTCCAAAAGGCCACCTTCACCAGCCCAAGCATGTGAAAGTGAATCAATTATTAAAACTTCATACCCCATTTGTTCTGCATCTTTTATTGCGCGAATATATTTTTCAGTTTCAAAGGGGGGTTTAATTTCAAGCACATCAAAATCAAACTTGTCTGCATAAAGTGATGCACTTCCATTTTCTGTATCTATAACTGCAATTTTGTTGCCTAGACCTTTTGCAAGTCTTAAAGAAGAAAATGTCTTCCCACTTCCGCTAGCTCCCATCAAAGCTATTTTTACTTTGATTAATTTCTTCTGGGACTTTTTAAATGACATAAGTTCTCCTTAAAAGTCGATTGCATCGTCTAAAAATTGTTGTGAAAGATCTGTTGAGCAAATAAATTCGTAAATTCTTTTGCCATCGCGTAGAATTTCAATTCTTCTGTTTTTGCCATCTTCGTAAATAAGATGAGTGAGGGTTTTATCTCGAAAAACGCGCTTGGCCATTTCTTTTATTTTGTCAATCGAGTCAATTCGATCCATTAATATTTTCCGTATAAATAAGAACATTGTGTGTTTCCTTTCAGGGTTAAGGACAGCGAAATTGCTGATAAATATCAATTAGTTCAATATTGAACTGTTGTCAATCTTTATTTTCTTTTAAATTAAAAACTCTTACACCTATTTTATTTGTTTTCCATGTGGCGAGTACTTTTCCTTGATTATCGTGTAAAACTTCAGAATCTTGCATATATTCCATCAAACGAAATTTGTAAGAATCTTCAATTGTTGATAATTCCTTTTGTCTTTCTTTTGTATTTTTAAAACAATGTAAGTCGTGGTAAATAATATCTTCAGAAATAATTTTCACTTTGTGAGGTGTAGAATTAGGCCAACGCAATTTTAAATCATCGATATTTATTGGCAAAGGCGGAATGTCTGTTTGCAAATTATTCCAAAATTCACAAGCTGCTTTAATAATATTTTCTTCTAAATTATGGTTTCGAGTATATTTATATTCTCTATAATCACTTCCACCTATTAAAACAGCAATATGAGCAAAATCCGCATTGGTAAGAGCACAATAAAAAGCAACTTGTACAAGATAATCTTGAGGAATTTGATCTGTTCCAGGCTCTCCCCATTTATCTTTCATAAATGAACTAGCTGTCTTTACTTCAAAAACTGAATTCCATTCAGGAATAAAGCCGTCTAAATTACCTTTTAAAAATGGATACAAAGTATGTTGTTTTGTATCGATTGGATATTCAATAGATACAAAGTTTTTCTTCTCAAATTCTTTTCTAATTGTAGGTTCAAGAAGATTACCCCAATATTGATTTGGACTTTCTTCAGTATTTTGTATAAATACTCCCTTTTTTTCTAAAAATAATTGATAAGGAGTCTTAAAATTGGATAAACCAAGTATAATGCCAATATCACTGCCACCAATATAATTTTGCCGTTCAACTCTTATTTCTTCTGTAATCATGATTCTTTCCTATGATCTTTTCCATCCCAAATATAATAAACTTCAAGTACGCAAGCTCCTTCATTCTGTTGATATTCTTTTTTTAAACCAAGATTTTTAAATGTACGAATTAAACTTTGCTTATGTTTGTTTGTATGTTTTGCAAGAAAGTTTAAACTGTATCTTCCATGTGGTAAGGCATTAAGCCAATTTGGTATATTTTTGATTTTAGTCATATTTCCTCATATAATATAAGGAAATATAATTAGTTTAATAATGAACAGATGTCAATTTGTTTTTTTTATAACGATAACTTTTAAATTTTTTTTATGGTGCCGCGGAGCAACTGCACAGATTTTACTAGGTAACTCGCGGCTAGTTACATAGCCCCTGACATTATTCTGCGTTTTCGGGAGTTGTCTGTTTTCACTATCACATTTTTTTTCGTTTTTAGCAATCATTGCTTAAATTGTATCTCTTTTGCTTTTATATTTGTTCGATTATTTAAATGTTCTATCATTTGATTTCCACAAGAGCAAAAGTAATTTGAATCAAGATTAGGAATTAAGTGAAGCAATTCACATTTACCACAAAGCAAATGCAATTTAGTCGATTCCTTTTCTGGTCTAATGAATTTAGATTTATAAAATTTTGAACTTCCGCGATACCTGTCCATTGCATCTCCTTTTTTAATTGTGATACTATTATATTAACATTTAATAAAAAGGAAAATTATGCCTGATTGGAAAAAACAATGGCCTGAATTATTATACAAAGTTTTAATGGCAGTCTTTGCTGTTTTATTGGGATATAATCAATATCAGGGAAAACAAGTGCATCAAGATTTAAATCATAAAATTGAAAAGTTACAGGAACACGTAAAATCTAATCATTAGGAGACTGCCATGAAAGCACTTTTCCCTTTGGTCGCTGCCCTTGTCGTTACTTGTGGTGCTTTCATAGATAACTGTCTTCGAGAAATCGATGCTGATTTTATAAAAATCGCAGAAAATAAACATGTAAAACTCATAAAATTTAGTGACGAACAAATTTCTAAATTTGACACGTCTTTAAATCTGCAATCAGAAAAAGACTATTCAAAAGGTATTTCAAGTAAATTTGAAATTGATTTGGGAATGAATGATGTACCTGTTTTAGACCAAGGATTGTATGGCACTTGTGTAACTTTTTCTACAACAGCCGCATTGAATGCAATATTGGGTGAAGGTGATTTTATTTCACAACAATGTTCGCTTGAGCTAGATTATGGATTGGGTCAAGATTATTGGGACGGTGCTTATTACCCTTCGCAAATTTTAAAGCCTCTTAAACAATATGGAGTCGTAAAACAAAATGTTTGCGATAATCATTACCCTGTTCCTCATGTGTCTTTGTCTGTGGATAATTATAAAAAACTCGTGGATAAAGGCGCATCTGAAAAAATTGCTCAAATCGATTATAGTTACAACAATAAAAGTTCTGTGGATATTGTTAAAGCGGCTTTAAAAAATGGTCATCGCGTACTTGTAGGATTTCAGTTGCAAAAAAATAGTCTAGCTACCCGTGGATTTGATTTAATTGTAGATGATGAAAAGAAAAAGGGTGGTCTTTGGGCTTGTAAACAAGGAAAATCAGCAAATTTTTGTAGTAATCCACAAGCAGGACATGAAGTTTTGATAATTGGTTATGATGATGAGCAAGAGCTTTTAAAAATACGAAATTCTTGGTCAGATACAATGGGCGATTCTGGTAACTATTACATGTCTTATGCTTATTTTAGCAAAATGGTATTAGATACAACAGAAGTGTGGGAAGGAGAACCCAAACATTGATAGCCGTTCTATTTGTTTGGGTGGGAGATTTACCATGACATTTCCCCTCATGGCGGGTAACACAAATTCAAAATAAACTTATTATACTTTTTTTCAATTTTCAACTAATCTTACAAAATTCTTAAATGTGTTGTAAAATAAGATCAATGGAGGATTCATGGAAGAAGGATATATGAGCTGTATGCGTTGTCGCGGGCAAAAGAAAATGTATCAAGTTGGAAACAATGCTTATTCAACTGTAAATTCAGGTGGGATATTAGTAAATTGCCCAATGTGCAACGGAGAGGGAAAGGTAAAAACTCTCGAACAAGTCATGAAAGAGAAAAAATCTTTTGAAGAATCTTCCCCGACAGATGAGTTACCTAAACGAAAAGTACGCTTAAAAAAAGAATTATCTGCGGAATTATAAAAGAGGTGCAGAATGCCAACTCCTTCACACAAAGTTACAGATGAAAACAAAGTTAAAGTATCCGCATTAAAAAGTTTTGGTAATACGAATGAAGATATTGCTAAATATTTAGGGATTTCTCCTGATACGCTCACGCGATTTTATCGCAGAGAGCTAGATATTGCGCAAACACATGCAAATGCTGAAGTTGCTAATAAGTTATATAAAAAAGCTGTTAAAGAAGAAGACTTGAGCGCAATTATATTTTGGCTTAAGACTAGGGCTAGATGGCGCACAGAAGATAATAGAATAAATCTTGAATCCAGTGATGATTTAAATAAAGAAATTAAAGCATTGCGTGAGAGTTTGGATGCTAAAAACCGGAAGGATTATTAAATGCCTCTTAAAAAAAGTTCTAGCAAAAAAGCTCGTGAATTCAATATAAAAGAAATGATTGCTGCTGGTCATAAACCAGATCAAGCCGTTGCCGCTGCTTATTCAGTTCAACGCAAGGCTGAAGGCAAATCAAAGTCTAAAAAGAAAAAGAAATAGAGAATTATGGTTAAAAAAAAATTAAGCACGAATGCTTTTAAATTACATGGGTATTTAAAATGGAATTTAATTGTTCAAAAAACTTCAATTGATGTGATGACCGAAGAACTTAAAAGAATAGATAAAAAAAAATATACGCATAAATGGTTATTTGAAAAGGTTTGGTCAAAAATAAAAGAAACTAATGATGAGTATAAAAAAGAGGTTTCATTTTAAAATCATGAATTCCGATGAAATCAAAAAACAAATAGCTCTGATGAAAGATTATCTTCGCATGAACTTAGATCGCGACGATTTTCATGCATGTTGGGATGCCGCAATTGATTTGCAGCGGCTTCAGGATAAGATGGTTCTCCATCAGAACGATATTCCCGATGTGGGAAAAATGGGTAAAGAATCGCCTTTAAAGTGTATAAATTGTTCATCTTTTACACTTTTACATCAAACATGTTTATTTTCTGATAATAAATGGCGTTGGCTAATTCAATGCAATCAATGTGCTACTCAATATAATTTAATACAAAATGACTGACTACAAAAAAGAAGCACCATTTGTCTGTAGATGAAGAATGGGAACTTTTAGGGAAGAAATTAAACAATGAAAAGTAACTGTTGCCAAGCTGAACTACGAGTTGAAGGCAGAACCACAAAGTATTATGTTTGCGATAAATGCAATAAGGCGTGTGATGCGAAATGAAAAGTAACTGTTGCCAAGCTTATGTATGGATTATCAGTGAATGCGGAAAATATGCCTTTTATTCGGACACAGGGATAAATCTCGAAGAATTGGGCGAATATTCTCATAAGTGTAAAGAATGCAATAAACCCTGTGATGCGGTAGAAGAGAAAGAAATAAAGAAAAAGATCAAGAAATAGACAAAGATTTGAATACGTGGATGGGCTTAATCCTAAATGGCAGTTCTATTGAAGAACATAAAGAAATCGTAGAAAAACTCAAATCCCACAAGGAATATATTGATGAAATGGCTCAGCGTAAAGAAATATAAGCCTCCATTTGATACATCTGTTTTCATTAAAGACAAAAATAATAGTATAGGACTTGCTTTTTTATGTCCCGAATATGGATGGCGTGACACATGGACAGAAGTTTGTTTGAAATATTGTGATAATATTACTCACTTTTGCATTCCAGATCCCATAGAAATCATAGAAATTGAAGAAGAATGACGCTTTGCTTCAAAGATAAAACTTACTGTGCATCACCAAATTGCACAAATGAATGTGGTAGGAAGATGACACCAAACGAAATGAACGAATTACGTGCATCTAATCTATATTATTCTTATTCATATTTTTGTGGAGAACCGGATGAATTGCAAAAGTCGTTCATAAACTATGTAGATCCGCCTGAGTTTAGAGTAATGATACCATTTCCTACGTGGGATGAAGAATGACTATAGATCCTTTTCATTTAACTATTGGTGATAAATGGAATGAATGTGAAATATGTAATAAAAAATTATTAGATATCAAATGCTTTCGTGCAAATGCTTGTTACGATTGTTGTCAGCATTTTTGTATTGAATGTTTAAAGGAAGTTATAAAATTAATAGAATCAACATAATACAGGTTATTGGTAATGGATTTAGAAACCATAAGAAAAGATTTAAATCATATCAATCAACACATTCAGATAGATCTCCAGTCATCTCAATTTGATGAAACAAAATTACTATTTATAAGAACATTATTGTTCAACATGGGAGATATTATAAACTGTTATATGTTAAATAAAAAAGATTAAAATGATGATATTTTGTGATTGAACTACGCATATGCTATTCTCCATGAATGCAAATAAATCAATACAACGAAGAATTAGCCTCAGAACTTAGAGGTTCCCTTTTAAGTTTTACTCAGTTCTTTTTCAAACATTTAACTAATCGTGAATTTATAGTATCTAAACCTGTCAGCCGTGAATCTCATCACGTTATTGTTTGTCGCACTTTAACGCAAATAAAAAGACTCGAAATACTTCGCGAGATAATAAACTTACCTCCAGGTTCAGGCAAATCCACACTCGTAAGTATGTTTGCAGCTTGGTGTTGGGCTAGTTATCCAGACTCAAACTTTCTTTACATTTCTTATTCACATGAGCTTGCAGTTAAACACACTGCTTTTATTAAATCAGTCGTGTCATCTCGGATGTATCAACATTTATTTAATGTCCACATTGACCCAGAATCAAGAGCCAAAGATTCATTTAAAACGATGGCAGGCGGTTCTATTAAAGCATTTGGATCTGGAGGTGCAATTACTGGACAAGATGCGGGCTTACCTGGATTAGATAGATTTAGTGGTGCAGTAATAATCGATGATGCGCATAAACCCGACGAAGCACATTCAGATACAGTGCGCCAAAATGTAATTAATAATTACGATGAAACCATACGTCAACGTGCTCGTGGTATTAACGTGCCTATAATATATATTGGTCAGCGTGTACACGAAGCTGATTTAACTGAATTTCTAACAAGTGGTAGAGACGTTGATATTTGGGATACTACTATTTTAAAAGGCTTAGATGAACATGGTAATGCTCTTTATCCAGAAATGATGCCCAAAGAAAAACTTTTAGCATTACAAGAAAAATCGCCATATGTTTTTGCTTCCCAATATCAACAAGACCCATTGCCAGCGGGAGGTGGTTTATTCAAACCTGAATGGTGGATAATGTTGGATGAAGAACCAACAATTATGACATCGTTTATTACAGCAGATACAGCCGAAACGTCAAAAAGCTGGAATGATGCAACTGTATTTTCATTTTGGGGAGTTTATAACATTGAAACAATGGGAAAGAAGACTAATGAACTTGGCCTTCACTGGCTTGATTGCATAGAGCTTAGAATTGAACCAAAGGATTTAAAAGATGCTTTTATTGATTTTTATTCCTTTTGTACTCTACATAAAAATCCTCCCTTACTCGCTGCCATCGAAAAGAAATCGACTGGCGTTACACTATTAAGTGTGCTTCGTGAATTAAGGGGAATGCAAATAAGGGAGATAGAAAGAACCGCATCATCAGGTTCAAAAACTCAACGTTTTTTAGAAATGCAACCTTATATTGCATCTAAAAGAATATCTTTTACAAAAGATGCAAAACACGCGGATATGTGCATTAAACATATGTCTAAAATTACTGCTTCTAATGCTCATCGATTTGATGATATCGCCGATACTTTAGCAGATGCGATCCGTATCGCTTTAATTGAAAAAACATTATACAATATAAATGTAAATAAAAATTCGCAATCTAAAGATCAACTTATGTTACAGTTAAACCAATCGTTACGTAACAAGTTAAAATTAGGGGCTATAAGATATGGCGGCAATAGCTAGTATACACACGGATAGATTAAAAGAACTTAGAGATAGAGTTGAAGAAGCCCAAGAGTATTTTCAAGATAATGTCAAGCGATATGAAAAGTTTATGAATTTTGTATTTAAAACTTCACTTAGAAGTAATGAAGAACAAAGTCTTTCTGATTCTGGTAAACCTACAATAGAATTTAATATTCTAGAATCATATATTTCAAGACAACGTGGGGAATTTGCAAAACAAGAACCGTCATTACAAGTACGAGCTGCTGATGGTGTGCCTCTGCCAATGCTTAACAAAGAATTTTCAGAAACTTTAGACACAATTGAAGCACATTTGAGAGCCATTTTTTTTGATGGCAGCAATGATATGCTTGAATACAATATTTATTCTGATCTTCTTGCAGGAGGATTTTCAGCACTTCGAGTATTTACAGAATATGTAAACGAGAAATCTTTTGAACAAAACATTATGGTTGAAAGAGTATTTGATCCAACACTTACAGTTTTTGATTGTTTAGCGCGACAAAGCCATAAGGGTGACGGCAAATTTTGTGCTGAAATTTACCCTATGACTAGGGAACAATTTGAAACTGAATTCGGTAAAGAAGCTACCGAAAACATGAAATTTACTCGCAATCTTTCTGGCTTTAATTGGAGTTTTAAAAATGAACAGCAAGATATAGTTTTAGTTTGTGATTATTATGAAAAGAAAAGTAAAAAAGAAACCATTTTAAAACTTTCTAACGGTCACTCAATTACAAAACGTGAATACGAAAGATTTTTAAAAGTTTGGGAAGAATCTGGGAATATTGAACAACCCCCACTTCCCGTAAATGAACGTAAAACAACATTTGAACATATTGTAAGATACCGTTTTTGTGAAAGCAAAATTCTTGATTACGTAGAAACTAATTATAAATATTTACCTCTTGTCTTTGTAGACGGCAATAGTGTTGTTCTTCGTGAATCTGGTTCTTATACTCAAATGACCAGACCATATATTTACCATGCCGAAGGAATTCAACGTCTGAAAAATTTTGCGGGCCAAAGTCTTGCGAAAGAGTTGGAGGACACGATTTCGCATAAATTCATGATTCCAATAGAATCCATTCCTTCAGACGCATCTTATCAAGAAGCTTATAGAAACGTTCAGAAAGCAGACGTATTAGTTTACAATCATTTTCTTGACACTAACAACCCTCAAGTCACTTTGCCGCCTCCTCAAGTTATAGCAAGAACGCCTATACCTCCTGAAATTACAAACACATTTAAAATGTCAGATGAAATGACACAAACAATTTTAGGTAATTATGATAGTGCTCAAGGAGTAAACCAAGCACAATTATCTGGAATTGCATTTGCACGTTCAGCAATTCAAAGTAATAACGCATCAGTGCCTTATATAGTTGGTTATATTAAAGGTTTAAATCGTGTAGCACAAATCGTTGTAGACCTTATTCCAAAGTATTATCGTACTCCTCGTTCGCTTCCTATTCTTTTACCCGATGGCAAACGCTCATATAAAGAAATTAATAAAAAAGGTTCTTTATATATGAATTTTGATCCAAATCACTTAGAAGTGAAAGTGTCAACTGGAGTGAATTTCGCCATGCAAAAAGAAATTGCTTTGCAAACAATTATTGCAATGTCACAAGCGAATCAAGGATTTGCTCAGTTCTTCAATGAAGAAGGCTTGCCAGTCATTTTAGACAATCTTGATATTCGAGGAATTGATCAACTAAAAGAAAAAGCAAACTCATGGATGCAAAAACAAAAACAACAACAAGCACAGCAAATTCAGATGCAACAACAACAATCGCAAATGCAAGCACAACAACAAGCAATGCAGATGGCACAAATGCAAAAAGAATTGCAATCACCTAGCCAAACACAAGTAGAACAAATGTTTATACAACAAAAAGCGCAAGTAGATTCAGCTAATATTGCAATTAAAGCTAAGGATTCAGAAACTAAATTTTTAGAAACTTTAAGCAAAATAAGAAACGCAGATATGGATGGAGAATTAAAAGCCGCAAAGTTAGAAGCAGAAAATGAGCGTAGTGCAGTTGAAAGTCTTTTGGAAATAAGCGAACATATTAATAGAACGATTGGAGAAGCGCAAAATGAAAGAGAAACAACCAAAGAAATGGATTCAGGGCCTTGATATCAAAAAAGGCGCACTTAGAAAAGAACTTGGCGTTAAATCGGGTAAAAAAATTCCAAGTAAAAAACTGGAAGAAGCAACACATTCTAAGGACCCTCTTTTAAAAAAGCGTGCTGTTCTTGCAGAGAATTTCCGCAAGATGAAAAAATAATGTTACAATGGGTTACTGACGGTTATAAACTTTACTTAGACACCATAGGAGTCAAAAACAATGGCACACTCAAAATCCCACGAACACCACAAAGCTAAAATGGAACATCATAAGGCTAAAATGGAACATCACCGTAATGAAATGAAAGCTGCTGCAAAAGCTGGAAAATCTGAATACGGCGCAATGGATAAAAAACCTTTAAACAAGTCCACTGCAAAAGGAGCATTAAAAAAATGGTAAAGAAAAAAGAAAAGGCCAAAGCAAAATCGGTTGTAAAATCACCTGCAAAATCTCCAAAAGTGCAATTGGTGGCTAAACCAGATCCAAATAAAAATCAAAAAGTAACGAATCCTAAAAAATTCGGTTCTTCAGATGATAAAAATGTACTGAAGAAATGGGATGCTAAAGGCGCGATGAAGAAATGGTAAAGCAGCATTCTAAAGAAGTTAAAAAAGAAAAAATCAGAAGTTATGAGTCCAAATTAAAGGGCAAACATTCTGATGAAAAACAAGATAAAGTTTTAATTAAGAAAATGGTAAAGAAATCTGCTTTAAAATAATTTCTTCTTTTTTCTTTATATATTCTTCTAAATCTTTATCACATGCATTACATAATCCATATTCTTCTATTTCTTTCCCACAACAAGGACATTTCATAAATTTTCCTTTATATTCATCAAAACAATTTTAGGAGGTAAATATGTCAGAACAATCACAAGCACTTAAACAGATGAATCTCGAAATACAACAAGAAAGAGCCGATATCAAAGTTGAATCCTCTATTCTTTCAGACCGTAAAAAGGCTTTGAAAATTAAAGAAACTGAATACCTAAAACAATCACTCGAATAATTTGATAAAAAATAATTTAAAGACAAGCAAAGTTACGTTTAAATTTTTCTTCTCTCCCCATAGACTTCTTTAACCAAAATAAATTTCTTGATCTAAATCAAGATATAAACTTGATTTAGATCAATATTTACTTTATCATTAAATTTATACTCTTACTGTTGTGAAATAGAAAGAGTGCAAGAAGAATTAAAAAGCAGACTTGGCTGTTTATCCAAGGAATACGCATCTATGCGGTAAAATAGACGAAACTCATCGCGTTAAAGAGGCCATACCGAAGTAAATCGGGTTAAAAATCGAGGGAAAGATGGAAGAGAATCAAGGAACGATTCAGAACCCAGGCGAAGCATCAGAGCAACAAAAAATGTTAACTCAAGAACAGGTTAACGCGATTGTAGCTCGTGAGAAGTCGAAGGCTGCGGAATCTGCAAGAAGAGAATCAGAAGAAAGATATCAACGCGAACTCGAAGCACTCAATGCAACGCGTAATCAGCAAGCGCAGCGCAATGCAGAAGTGCCTCGTGATTTAGATGCAAATGCTATCTATCAACAGGTTCAAGAGCGTTTTAATAGGGAAATGAAAGAGCAAAGAGACAGGGAATATGTCTCTCAAGTAGCGCAAAACTACGTGAGTAAAGTTGCTCAAGGTAAAGCTAATTATGAGGATTTTGAAGAGGTCACAAAGGATTTTGATCCGACTCAATTTCCACAGCTTACCTTCCTGCTGTCAGGGATAGACAATGCAGGTGACGTTCTTTACGAACTTGCAAAAAATCCTACAAAGATTGCGCAAGTTGATCTTCTTGCACAACGCAGTCCTAAGATGGCTCAAAACGAGCTTATTAAATTAGCGACATCTATAAACGCTAATAAACAAGCTCAAGCTGAAGCCCAAAATCAAAATGTACCTGATCCACTCGATCGTCTCCAACCCTCTCGTGTTGCTGGTAGCAATGGCAAGATGAGTTTTCGAGACTTGAAAAGACAGCCTTGGTTAAAAGCCTAAGGATTTAGTTACAAAAGTAAACGGCTCATTTTTCCAGTGCAAAATTAACAAATAACAAAAAGGGATTTTTGCAATGGCAATAAACATTCTCCAACAGGTAATTACCTACAACGAGTCTAACTTAGCTTTATTAGAAAACTTAAACTGTTTTGTAGCAACTGCAAACACAAAATTTAAGGGCTTCAACGATGATATTCCGAAAAATTTAGGGGATGCAGTTTCGTTTGATTTGCCGCCGCGTTTTAATACTACTAATAGTTTAGTAGTAAATTTTCAATCAGCCGTACAACGTGTACAAACACTTACAGTTAATCAACAAGTATCGACAGCTTATGAATTTACAGCTCAAGACTTTATATTCAATGTACGTGATTACATGCAAAAATTTGGCAGGTCTGCAATTGCGCAAATTGGCTCAGTAATTGAAGCTGATATTGCATCAGTAGCAGAAAGCTATACATATCGTTGGTTTGGTTCTGCAACAAACGGCACAATTAATCCAATCAATAGTTACCTACAATTAGCTAACGCTTTGGCATTTTATCGTAACTTTGGTTCTGCTTCTGCAAAAGAAAGCACTAAAGGTTACCTTGCTGACTTAACATTTCCACAAATCGTTAATTCTGGCTTAAATCAATTTGCATTAGATCGTGGCAATAGAGAAGCCATGTCTTGGGAAATTGGAGAATTTGCAAATTGTGAATGGTATCAATCTAACTTGCTTAAAACTCACATTGCTGGTGATTGCGGTAATGAAGGACTAACTCTTACTGTTGTTAGTACTACGCAAAATGCAGATGGTTCTTATGCAACCATTACATTTAGCGGAGCTCCTGCAAGTGATCCTAATGCAGTTCTTGCTTATGATAAATTTCAATTTAATGATGGAGTGGCTGGATTTAATAATCTTCGCTTTTTAACTTTCATCGGCGGAATTGTAAGTCAATCACCAGTTCAATTTTCTGCACAATTTAATGCAGCTTCAACTGCTGGTGGATTAGTCACAGTAACATTAGGAAATGCTGCTGGGGCTTTACCTTTGATCGCAGCTGTTCCTAATTCAACTGAATTTGGAATTAATAGTGCCATTCTTCCTGGAATGCAAGTCAGCGTACTTCCAAATCACCGTTGTGGCCTAATTTTATCTGGTCAGTCACTTTATTTAGCGATTCCAAAATTACCAGAAGAAGTCCCATTTCCAACATCTGTCCAAATGGATCCAGAAACAGGTGTTTCAATTCGTCAATATTTTGGTTCTCTCTTTGGTCAAAACCAACGTGGAATGGTTCATGACTGTATTTGGGGCAAAACATTGGTTCCTGAATATGCACTTATGGTTGCTTTGCCTGTTTAATTGCAGGCTTTTTCTATCTCTAAACTTTTTAAAGGAATAAACATATGCCTATTGAACCAATCCCAAATAACCCAGTCGTGAATCTTGGCGAGTATTATGTAAATGGATTAGATCTTTTATGGAAAACTGTAAATACAGTAAATCTAAATCCAGGTATGGCAAGAGATTCTACGGGAACCTGCGATATCGTTCTTCCTGCTACAGTCACAATTAGCGGCTTAGTTGTGGGTGTTAATGGAATGGACCAAGCAGTTCAAGTCGCAAGCACTCTGTATAATATCTACGTGATTAACGATTCAAAAGGTTATTATCCTACTGCTGGTATATTCTCACTTGCATCCAATAATGGGCCTTACTTGCCTTTTGGATATGATTCATATCGTCGTGTAGGTTCTGTTTTAACTAACTCATCTAACCAAATGATTCGCTTTTATCAAACATTTAGTAACTCACAAACTCGTTATTACTGGTTTGATGGCCCTCAATTGCTTGGACAAGCTACCCCAGGATCAACGACTTATGTAAATGCTGTTTTGGGTGGTGTCACTGGTAGTACTCCTGCAACAAATCCAAACCCACTTTTTGTACCACCAATTGCGGCACAAGTTTTTCTTGCTGTGGTTTTTACTCCTATTGCGGCTGGAAACTCAGTCACATTTTTACCATATCCTTCTGTGAATGGTGGGGTTGGACTTGTTTCTGTAAGTGGATCTGTAGCTGGAGTTGCACAATCAGCAGGAATTTCCATTCCCTTTGGAGTAGATATTGTTGATTATCCTTCGACCACACCGGTTCCTTGTGGTGTTGTTAAATACAAAACCACTTCGGCGTCGGATATAGTGACTCTTTCAGTAAGCGGTTACCTTGATATACTTTAATATAGCGATTTATCCTTGATCGAAAGGTCAAGGATAAACTTGTTTTGGGAGTTGAGTGATGGCTTACACAACAAACCAATTAATTGCGGGTGCATATTATGCAGCCGGTGTTGTTTCCCGTGAATTTGAAACAGTAAACGGGGGACAAATCTCCGATGGATTAGGATGGTTAAATGACATTCTGACTGAAAAAAGAGTAAATGAGGGTATGGTTCCTTACGAATCAAAATACTCATTTAACTCACAAGTAGGTCAGGAATCTTATTTTATTCCGAATTTAATACAAATTGATACATTAGTATTTTATTTAGATAAAGTTCGTTATTCGATGCAATATTCAAAACGACATGAATATTTTGGTAGTCCGCGTGTAGAAAACATAAATACTCTTCCTTACAATTGGTATTGGGAAAGAAAAACAGGAGGTGGTTATTTACATATCTATTTTCTTCCAGATAAAAACTATCCAATGGAAATTCACGGAACATTTGGATTAAACACAGTTGCTCTTAATCAGGATATGACTGCAAATGTCACAATTGCTGATTTAGGAGTTCCTAAAACGTATGGTGCAAGTGGTAGCTTTTATTTAAATCCTGGTCAGTTAGTTATCAGTACTCCAGGATATGATCAAGTAAATAGCGTTGATTTAACAGGTTATTATGATAGTATTGGTGCATTAGTTAATTATATCAATACTGGAATTCTTCAAAATGTAACTGCAAGTATAGTTATTAATGATTTTGTTTTAAGTTCTACTTCACAGCCACCTACTGCAATTTATGTACAAACCAATGGTGATGCAAATAACGGTCAAAGATTTATTGGAAATGTAGCTTTAGCTACTACCGAAAATCTTGCTTCGGTTGCAAGTTATAATAATGGTGCAAGTGGTGTTGGAGCAACTTTAACTGGCATACCTGGCGAAGCCTTAGCAATAGATGGACTCTTTCCAAGTTTAAACGCTATTGTTTTAATTAAAGATCAAACGCTTTCTTATCAAAATGGTTCTTATATCGTAACTCAAGAAGCTGCACCTGGCGTTCCCTATATTTTAACACGAACAACAAATTACAATCAGCCTTCACAAATTCAAGAAGGTGATGATTTTATGGTTACAGAAGGAAATGTAAATAGTGGTTTGAATTTTGTACAAACAGCCGATGTAAGCAATGTAGGTGTGAGTCCAATCATATTTCAAGTTTTTAATACATTAACTTTTTCAAACTTTTCATTAATCGGTTCACCTCTTTATGAGATCTTTAATCCTAATGGTTTTGATCAGTTTTATATTACTTATTTACGCTATGCTTTGGCAGATCGTATATGTGCAGAATATAATTACACGACACCAGACAATGTACTTAGGCAATTAAGTAAATACGAAGCGTGGATAGAACAAAAATCAAGAATAATAGATTTAAGATTGCAAAAAACTTCTTCTCTTACAAACCGTGAAGGTTATAATTGGGCATTTATCAATCTTGGAAAAGGTTGGGTTCCTTCATAAATTTATTATGTTAGGATAACTCTAGGAGATGAAATGGGAATAAATAAATCAGAACAAATAGAAATAAATGTAGTAGGTTCTAGTAGTTTTGGTCTATATTCCAAAATCTCTTTAGAGAAAACTTACAATTTCTTTATAAGTGAAGGGTGGCTTGTAGATTATGCAGGCTTTAAAAAGGTAATTAATGTCACATCCGAAGGAGAAGGCCGTGGGTTGTTTAATAGCATTAGGGGTAATTTTCTTGTTGCTGTTGTTAATGCCGCAGTCTACAAAATAACTCCAAGTCTAACTTTAGAATACATTGGTAATCTTAATACTGTTCGTGGCGATGTTTATATCGACGAAAATCTAAATCAACAGATCTGCATTGTAGATGGACAAGACTGTTGGGTTTATAATTACGATTCTGGTACGTTTACTTTACAAACTCTTACTTATCTTGGTAATCCAATTTATCCAAGTTATGTTTGTTATCACAATACTTTCTTTTTATTTGGTTCATCTCCTAACTCAATTAATCCACAAAACTGGTATGCTTTTCAACCTTATACTGGCACACCTGTTGAACCTGCTGGAACTCCTGATTTACAATTTGTTTCTCAATTTAGTCTTCAAACAAAACCAGATGTAGCATTAGCCGTAGAGCGTTTGCCAGGACGGGGTAATAATGTTTTGGTAATGGGTTCTACAGTCGCAGAAGTTTGGACACAGATTGGCGGTGCGCAAAACTATCAAAGAGTTTCATCATTCAATATTGATAATGGACTTGTATCTGTTTCAACTTTAGCGTCTAATGAAAACTATATATGTTGGCTTGCACAAAACGAAAATAACGCACCGTTTATCATGTTTACAGACGGTTCAAATACACAGAGAATATCATCAGATGGAATCGATTACCTTCTTTCTTCGATTAAGTACCCTGCGCAGTCTACCGCATTTTTTTATCGTCAAGATGGGCATTTATTTTATCAAATTACTTTCTATAATGCCATAGATAATTTAACACTTACCTACGATTTTAATACACAATTATTCTTTCATATTTCTGATCAAAATTTAAATTATCATCCTGCACGTCAGGTAGTTTATTTTTTTGAAAACACTTATTTTGTGTCATTAAATGATGGTGGTTTGTATAACATGAGTACAAATTATTTTACTTATGATTATGATACATTGCCAACGTCTATAGGGGAAGAAATTCCACGGATTAGAATTTGTAAAACTGTAAGAAAAAAAGACTCAAGCAGATTTAGAGTTGGACAATTTACTTTTTGGATTGAACAAGGAAACATAGTCGCAAGTCCTCCGACTGCTTCTAGAGTTGATATGTCTTTTTCAAAAGATGGCAATCAAACTTTTAGTAGTTATGTTGGTAAAACTTTAAATTCAGTTGGTAAATATAAAAATCAAATTCGATGGTGGCGGCTTGGGCAAGCGAATGAATTTACCATTCAGCTTAGGTTTTACGGATTTCAAAGTTTTATTGCATCAAATGGTATATTGGAGATTTATTAATGCCAGTTCAAAGTTTACCCCCATTTTTTGATATGCTTTTTACAAAAGATGAAGGCAGATTAGCCTCAGATGGCTATTTGTATTTAGACCAACAATATCAAGCATTGAATAACATGGAAACAATGTTTAATTTTTCAACTAGCACTTTATTTGTAAATTATAGCGCTTTACAAGCTGTTGGTGTAACTCAACCTGCATTATTAGGTATTAACCCTCCTACTTTTACTACAGCTCAAATTACAGCTTTGTATTCGGCGACTGATGCTAATAAGAAGGCTCTTTTACCAACAGGTTCTATATGGTATAATTCTGAATTAGATAAATTACAATTTAAAGGTGCAAGCGCAGTACAAACTATTACAAGCGTATAAAGGATAAAAAAATGAGTTCATGGACAAATTTTAGAGACATGGTGAGTGGGAAAACTGCTTGGAATGGTTTATTTGGCGATAAGCCGAATCCTGCCGATCAAGCGATGCCATATCTAGAAAAAGCTAAAGGCTTATATGATCCTTATGCTCAACAAGGGCAAGATGCTTATAATCAATTAAATCCAATTTACAGTCAAATGAATCAAGATCCTGCTGCATTTTTGGAAAACATGATGAAAGGATACGCGCCATCCCGTTCTTATCAACTTAAACATGACGAAGCTTCTCAAGCTGCTGGTAATACTGCTGCTGCTGGTGGGCAAAGAGGAAGTCTGCAAGATATCATTCAGCAATCACGTCTGACAGATTCTTTAATGGGCGATGATATGCAACAATGGTTACAAAATGTAATGGGTATTCAAGGTGCTGGAATGCAAGGATTAAATCATTTTTATGACACTGGGTATAACGCAATTGGTAACCAAGCTAATATTTTAGGTAATCAAGGCAATCTTGCTTACAATCGTCAGCAATATGAAAATCAAAATGATCAATTTAAAAAACTACTTAGTTTAGCCGGAACTTTTGCAGGTGGTATGTTTGGAACTTCTGGTTTAGGCGGAATGGGCGGAATGGGCGGAATGGGTGGAATGGGTGGAATGATGAGTGGTGGCATGGGAGGCATGGGAGGCGGAATGCCAGCATTTATCCCTTAATTTTTGTCTAAAAAACCAGGAAATTTTTTTATATTTTTTGGGCTTTACAAAGGAATTTAAATATGCCTGATTTTCAATCATTTAATTACGCTGCTTTACAACCTCAAGACAATACTAGAAATTTGCTTGAAGCTTTGCAACAAGGTTTGCAAACAGGTTACATGCCTTTTCAGATGCGGAGACAAGCTGAATCAGAAGATTTAGCAAATGCTTTCAAAAGAATGCAAATGCAGAATGAGCCTGAGAATGAAAGATTGCAACAGGATCTTTTGCGTGGTCAGATTCAACAAATCCAAAATCCAAGACCTACTGAATTTGAACAAAAGATGAAACTGCTTCAACAATATTTAAGTGGCCAAAATCCATTGCAGAATGATGTGAACGAACAACCTCAAAATCCATTATTAAATGACTTAAATAAACAAACTCAAAATCCGAATATAGACGATAAGCAAACAAAATATATTCAAGATGCTTTCATAAAAAATTTATTAGGACTACCTGCCGAGAGTCCCGAGGAAAAATACGAAAGAGAAATGAAAGAATATGAAGCAAAGAAAAATATAGATCAAAAATATCAAAAACCAAGTGATGACTTAACTGTTGGTGCAAAAACACAATTTCAGGAACAAGTAAAAAATATAGATTTATTCCTTCCAATGCTTCAAAGGATTTCAGAAATTCCAATTCCTAAAGATCCAAATGAATATTCCACTTATAAATCTAACATTGCTTTAGCAACAGAAAAACTTATGGCATCTAATAAACTTCCAAGAATTTTAGAAGCCATGAACATGTCAAAAGATGTTGTTAAAAGAGGATTTTTTGAAACAGCAGAACATTATCAAGAACGTATAGGAAATCTAATTGAGGATATGTGGGAACAAAGAGACATTCTTGAAGGCAAGAAAATACCAAAACGTCCAGAAAAAAAAACAGAAAATGATCAAATAACTAAGCTAGAAGGTGCGCCTAAAGGATTTCAAAAATTTCAAGTTGGCAAAAATAAAAGAGTTTTCACAATTCCTGATGCAAATGTGCCTAATTTTTTAGAAAAAGCAAAAGGATTATAAGATGGCAAAAGATATTGATCTACTTGCAGAATTCTCTCAATATGAAGAAAAAAATGCTGATCCTCTTAAGGAATTCTCTCAATATGAGGAAAAACCAAAAAAGGAAGATTGGAGGGATTTATTCACAACTGCTCTCAAATCCTTTCAACTAGAACCTGCAACTTATATGGCTTCAAATTATGCAAAACCAGTGGCTGCTTCTCTACTGGATTTTGTTCAACGAGTCGGAAGCGGCTTGGCATCGATTGGGTCTCCAACTGTTAAAGAAGGCAAAGTAGATTTTGAACCAACTGAAAAAATAGATTATTGGAAAAAACTTGGCATATCCCCAGAGGAACAAAAAACACTTCCAAATCAATTAATTAAATATGCTCCCGATGTTGCAAGTGTAATAGCCACTCCTGAATTAGAAATTCCTGGTCTTTTGAAGGGTGCATCTACTTTATTTCCTCGCATGGGAAAATATATAACAAAAGGAATTCAAACAGGTATTTCACAAGGTGGTGTGGGAGCTTTAATTGCTCCTGAAGGAGAGAAATTAAGATCTGGCATCACAATGGGATTGACGGGTGGACTAGTATCTCCAGTTTCACAACTTGCTTTGTCTGGAAATCCGATTTTAAGACAAACTGCTCGAATTGCATCTGGTGCAGGTCTCGGTTTTTTTGGTGAAATGGGGGGTAAAAAAATTGGAGAAGAAATGGGATTACCTCCTTGGATGGCCGCTACAGTTGCCTCTCCGCTTGCAGGGCTTTTGGCTTGGAAAGGCTATAAAGGATTTTCGCCAACAACAAGAGCAATGCAAACCCTTTCTGAAGGGGCTGAAAGCAAAGAGGCGACAGATATGTTGAGGCAAGCGAAAGAACTAGGACTTTCTTTTATAACACCTGCGGAAGCAACTGGAAAAGGAACTCTTTACGGAGCTCAATCGAGAGTGGGACTAACAAAAGAAGGACAAAATCTTTTAGAAGATATTCTGAAACAGCGTCTTGGAACTGAACAACAATCTATTGAAGATTTTTATAGAATCATAAATGAATCTCCAGAAAATTTTTCTGCTGAGATTAGAGAAGCAGCTAAGAATTCTATAAAAAGATTAGAATCTGAAAGGGCAAATGCGGCACGTCCATATTATGAAAAAGCAGAGACGAAAAAAATTGCACCGATATGGTTGAAAAAATTGGAAAAAGAAGATCCCACCATTAAAAATGCTATTGATGATGTTTTAAAAAATCCTAATTTCCAAAAAGAAGGAGAACTTTTAGATCTTCCAAGAAATCAAATTAAAGTTTTAGATTATGCAAAAAGAGAGATAGATAAACAGATTGCCGCGGCTACTACAGCGCAAGATTGGAACACCGTAAGAGTTTTAGAAGCATCCAAACAAAAATTGTTGGATAACATTTCTAAATTTAATAAAGATTATGCAAAAGCACGCGGGATTTATGAACAACTTTCAAAACCAATTGAAGAATTAGAGAAAGGTGTAATAGGGAAAATATCAAAATTAGGGGATGAAGAATTGAAAAATTTATCATCACACATTTTTGATCCAACACAAACCGATATAAGTCGTTTTCGACTCATTAAATCTCATATTCAGAAAGAAAATCCAAAAGCATGGGATGGAATTGTAAGAAATGAGATGGAAAGATTAATGAGCAAAGAATCGGAAGATGTTGGAGGAAGTAGATTCTTTAAAAATGTATTATCTGATCCAAGACGTTATAAATTATTTCAAACGGCTTTAGAAGACAATCCAAAAGCATTACAACAATTAAAAAACATGAGATCCGTTTTCGAAAGGTTATTGAATCCAGACACAGGAAAAAGTGCTTTCGCTTTAGGAAAAGTAAAAATGTCAAAAGAGAGAAATGCTTTTGAAGCACTCAAACGTGATTTGTCGAGTGGAAAAGAAGATATTAAATTAGTAAAATTTATAACCGATCCGGATTGGCAAACAAAAATAAGCGAATTAGATAAAATTACTGATCCAGAGAAATTCATAAGTCGAGCGATTGATATCTTCGGAAAAACAGCGGGATTATCTGTTTCACGTTTTTTTAATGAATAATCAAAGTTGTTCCATTTTATGAGCTATATACATACCAATAGCACTGGCAATTAATCCTATAACAATAGCATACATCATTTTTTATTTCCCCCTCAATTAGTTGTAAACCACATTAAAATATAAATCAAGTATTTTCTATCTACTGGTGATTATTTGACTTTTGGGGGATAATTTGATTTAAATCAGGAAGTTTAAAGAGGATGCCAGTGCTTTTGCGGTCATAGTCATCCTCTTATCTTAACGTCCGCATAAGGAACATTATATGTCTGATACCATTCCTCATACTTCCCAGTCAATACCAAAAAATCCATATGAAGGTGTTTTTAACAGTCTATCTATAAAAAATGTATTTGAACAAACAGGAACAAATTGGATTCAAATGGAAGTGGAAGAAAGCGGTAAAACTCGAATGTTAGCTTTTAAAAAACCAGATTTAACAAAAACGAGCGCAGAAAATGCGGGAATTATTTTGGATCAAATTAATACAAGTATGTCTAAATCTACCCCTTCATTTTATAAATGTTTTTATATCGATAAAAAAGGACAGAAACGTCCTACTAATTTATTAAATAGTGCAGCTACAAATCGTTTAATTTCAAAATATGAAGGAATAAAAGTTCCTTATGCATTGAGACAAAAAGATTGTATTACGACAATTGAAAAAATTTTAGGAAAAACATTGCAGAAGAATTTTAGAGTGGGAAAATACAAGTTAGACGGTTACTGCGCAGAAACAAATACGGCTTACGAGATAGATGAACCAGAGCATAAATATCGACAAAAAGAAGATCAAATTCGAGAGGAAGAAATAAGGAAAAAACTAAATTGTAAATTTGTGAGAATAAAGTTGCCTTGAAAGATTCAAATAATTTAACCCTAGAAATTAATATTAAATATCAAAAATGAAATCTCTATTATTACACTGAGCTTAAAATTCAGCTCAGTAAGACCTATTTATTCTCCATCAACAACGCAATTCGTTTAATAAGCAAAGAGCAGAATTTATTAGTTTCCCATGATTCTTCACTAAGTTTTCTAGATCTAATATTTTTTTATCTAATTCTTTTTTTAAACTGTCTAAAGCAAATACTTGTAGTTTTAATCTGTCAATATTACCTTGATGATTTTCATAAGGAATTGGTAGATTTTTCTTTGTTTCTTTACGCCAACGATGAATAGATAATATATTGCATCCATATTTGTTGGCTGTCTCTTTGAGAGAATGATTTGAAGCGAAATCAAGAATTTCTTGTTTAAGTTCAAATGTGTATTTCTTTGCCATAATAATTCCTTTTATTGATTGAATTTTTTAAAACAAAATTACACTGAGCTGAATTTTAAGCTCAGTGAGACTTATTAATCACCGATCAAAACCGCAATGCGTTTAAGTAGCAAATCACAAAGTTTATTAGCTGAATGTGATTCTAGACAAGCTTTCCTGATCGCTTTTTCCGCAGTATCTTTCCAGTTTTGTTCTTGTTTTTTATGTTCTTGTTCTTGTTTTTTGAGTTCTGCAAGTAATTCTTCACGATGAAGATTCCATTTGTTTAAATCATCTAGATATTTAGATTCACATTCAGCTAATAAACTTTTGAGTGTTTCTATTTCAGAAATGCAATGTTCATGTTTATTTTTTTTAACAGGAATTGTAATTCCATCATTGGGTAAATCTTTAAGTTGATTAGCAGTTTTAATTCGCCAAACAGTGGCAATTCCACATCCAAATTTTTTTGCAGTTTGAACAACAGAATGAGTTAAAACGTATTCAGCAATTTCTTTTTTTATTTCAGCACTATAAAATTTTTTCATAAATCCTTTTACTAATATTTAATTTTTAAAACAGAGATTGTTTGTGTTGAATGCGAGGAAAATCTAAGATCTGCTTCTTATTCTTCGTTCTTA